CCGTTGGCACATGCGGGACCTGACCGGCAAGATTATTAAATCCTCTACTCAACGCGCAGGCAGTGATGAGTGGGAGGTCATTGAGTTTCCGGCAATCATGCCTTCAGGGAAGCCCCTGTGGCCTGAGTTCTGGAGCCAAACAGAGCTAGAGGCTCTGCGTAGCGAACTTCCATCGTCTAAATGGAATGCACAGTACCAGCAAAACCCAACGTCCGAAGAGGGCGCACTTATCAAGCGAGAATGGTGGCAGGTCTGGGACAAGGATCGCCCGCCCCCGTGTGAATTTATTATTCAATCGTGGGACACCGCGTTTCTGAAAACGCAAAGATCAGACTATTCAGCTTGCACAACGTGGGGCGTGTTCTACACACCCGACGAAGATGGGGTTACCAAGCCCAATATCATCCTACTGGATGCTTACAAAGAACGTCTGGAGTTTCCTGAACTCAAGCGCAAAGCCTATGAGTTTTGGGCTGAGATGCAACCGGACGCATTTATAGTGGAGGCTAAAGCGGCAGGGATGCCATTAATTTTTGAGCTACGGGCGATGGGAATTCCGGTATCGGAATACACCCCGTCCCGTGGTAACGACAAGATAGCAAGGGTGAACGCTGTTGCTGACTTGTTTGCTTCTGGCGTCGTTTGGGCGCCGGAGACCCGATTCGCGGAAGAGGTGGTACAGGAGTTTGCGGCTTTCCCCTCGGGGGAGCACGATGACTTGGTTGACTCTTCCACGCAGGCGTTACTCAGATTCCGTCAGGGAGGGTTTCTCTCTCTCCACACTGACGAAGAAGATGAGTACGTTGACCACGGTAGGAGGGGAGACTACTACTAATGACCGCGACAAGCGCAGAGGTTAATGCTTGGCACGGCAAGGTTGACGCCATAGAGCGTTGGCTGAGGCCGCTATTCCGCAAATACTCCAGTCTGGGCGGACCCGCTTACTTTAATACCAAAGACTTTCCAGTAGCAAAGAAACTGGAAGAAAATCATGGTGTTATAAGAGCTGAGTTCGACAGGGCTAGGGCTAGAATGGATGAGTTTCCCTTGTTTCAGGATATTAGCCCTGAGCAGGTATACATATCCAACGACGACAAGTGGAAGATGTTTTTCTTGAAGGCGAACAATATCCGCTTTGAGAAAAACTGCGAACAGTTTCCAGAAACCATGAAGGTCGTGGACAGCGACCCAAGTATTGTTTCTGTTTATTTTTCCATACTGGAATCAAATAAGATGCTGGTTCCCCATGAGGGTCCGTGGTCTGGCGTGCTGAGAATGCACCTTGGCGTGGATATCCCCACGGACGGCAAGGGCTGTACCCTTTCGGTTCAGGGCGAACAGTATCGCTGGAGGGACGGTGAGGTTGTTGTCTTTGACGACACCTATGAGCATTTTGCGATAAACCTGACAGATCACCCAAGGGTGGTGCTGTTTATGGATTATATGCGGCCTTTGCCTTGGCCGCTCCATATTCTTAACAAGTTCTGTATATACATTGGTAGATACTTCCCGTACTACAAAGTCCCTCTGCAACGGCATAAAGAGTGGGAGAGCAGGTTTTACGGGGAGAAAGGCTAGTGGCTTTTTTGCAGAGCAACATCCCGCACTTCAAGTGCTGGGTGCGGCGTGAATACACGCACAACCACCAGAAGTATCACGGTGAGTTTCTTCATGCAATGGCGATTGCGGTTACCACAATGCCATGTCGATGCCTGAGCTTTCAGGTCATCTTTACTGGCGCAGAAACCTATGACACCGACGAGCCTAATGTGCATGGCGGCGCAATGTGGGCGCGGATGCCGATAACGGCGCTGGTTGGCGACACTCCATTTGAGGAATGGCCGGAACCAATGCCGGTGTACGCGGCACAGCCTTGGGACTGCTCTTCTCGCGAGCACGCTGTGTATGTCCTTGAACGGGCGACACCGTGCCCTTGGCTGGCAAAGATTGATGGCGAGTTTTATCCCGCCAAGTACATGTTCACGGTGGACTACACCGACAGCGAAATCGCGGACGATCCTGCACAGCACAAGCAGAGCCATGTGATGGAGTTGTTAGATGCAGGCCGGTGGACAGGAAACATAGTGGCCTTGCCAAACAACCGCGTCAGGGTGACACACCCAGCGTGGTTCTCGACAGGCGAAGGCGCACCAGATTTTAGGCCGTCTCAGCATATCCATTACTCCAAATCGGATTTGGATTACACGCTGGACGTAAACAGAGTATTCGACAACCTATACGCAGGTAACGGTCATGATGAAGAAAACCTCTAAGATGTACGCCGGTGGCGGCAAGATCAAAGCCAAGAAGCATGCTGACGGCGGCGCAGTTATTGCTGAGATACCGAAGGGCTTGGGGCCAAAGCACAACGCCACTTTGAGCAGGACCATAAACAAAGTCGCCCTAGCTAATCAAGAGCCGGGAGGCGCCTCACGGGCTTATATCAGTGGACCGTCATTGTCTATAGAGGAAAAAGCACCCAAATCCAGCATCAAGCCGAAAAAAGATCCCGGCAAGATGAAGGGTGGCGGAAAGGTCAAGGACTCTAAGACGGGGGAGATGAGGCCCGCGTTCTTGGTGGATCAGAATGGCATGAAAATGGGCGGTGTCACAGTGCCCAATACCAAGGGCTACTTCAAAGGCGGCAAGATTAAGTAATGGCCATTGATCGGGCAATGATGCCCTTGGCTGAGGAGCCGGAAGCGTCTGCGCTGGAGATTGTCATAGAAGACCCCGAGTCCGTGGGTATTTATGATGAGGAAGGCGGCGTACTAATAGACTTAGACCCAGACGCGGGGGAGCTTTTAGGCGCCAAGCATGACTCCAACCTCGTTGAGTTCTTGTCGGATCAAGATCTTCAGCTTCTTGCCGGCGAGCTGGTCGCCTCCTTTGAGGCCGACCGGAATAGCCGCGCAGACTGGGAAGACTCCTATGTTCGCGGGCTAGACCTGCTTGGACTCAAATTTGAAGACAGATCAACCCCGTGGGAGGGCGCCTGTGGCGTATTCCATCCCATGCTGTCTGAGGCGGTAATCCGCTTTCAGGCACAAACAATACAGGAAATATACCCTGCAAGTGGACCGGTCAAGACGACCATTGTCGGAAAAATCAACGACGAAAAAACCCAACAGGCCCACAGGGTTCAGAATTACCTGAACTATTTGATTACCCAGCGCATGACTGAGTATCGCACTGAGACAGAAAAGCTACTGTTCTCATTGCCCATCGCTGGATCAGCTTTCCGCAAAGTCTACTACGACCCGAATATGGGGCGTCCGTGCGCGATGTTTGTGCCGGCAGAAGACTTTGTTGTGAGTTATGGGGCCTCTGACCTGTCAACTTGCGAACGCGCCACTCATGTGATGAAGCGGAGCGCGAACGAGATTCGTAAGTTGCAGGTGGCAGGTTTTTATGCCGACGTTGACCTGCCGCCCCCCTCTCCTGACATATCAGAAATACAGCAAAAGTATGACAGGCTGACTGGGGACTCTGATAATTACGAGTATGACAACCGGCACACCTTGCTGGAAATGCAGGTCAACATTGACCTGATCGGATTTGAAGACACGGACAAAGGCGTTCCCACGGGGATTGCTTTGCCTTACATCGTTACGATTGACAAGTCATCAAGAACGATACTGTCGATCCGGCGCAACTGGTACGAAGACGACCCGTTAAAAATGCAACGGGAGCACTACGTTCACTACCAGTATCTGCCGGGGCTAGGGTTCTATGGGTTTGGCCTTGTCCACATGATCGGCGGCTTGTCCAAGTCTGCGACCGCAATACTTAGACAATTAGTGGACGCGGGAACTCTTTCCAACCTTCCGGGCGGTCTCAAGTCTCGCGGCCTTAGGATTAAGGGCGACGACACTCCGATTATGCCCGGAGAGTTCAGAGATGTTGACGTTCCCGGCGGCGCCATTAGGGACAATATCGCATTCCTGCCCTACAAAGAGCCGAGCGGTGTTCTTTATCAGCTACTTGGTGACATCGTGCAGGAAGGCCGCAGGTTTGCTTCTGCGGCTGATGTAAAGGCTTCTGACATCAACGGCGAGGCCCCCGTAGGCACCACGCTGGCTGTGCTTGAGCGCGAGATGAAGGTGCTAAGCGCGGTCCAGAGTCGTGTTCATGCCGCTGTGTCAAAGGAGCTAAAGATACTGGCCGAGCTGGTCCGTGACTATGGCCCTGAGGTTTACCCCTACGAGCCAGATGAAGATCCGGTTGTCAAGGCCGATTTTGA